TTTTAATAGACTCCCACGCCGCCGTGACGGCATTGCGGAAGTCCTCATTTGTGTTCCAAAGAGTAATTATTCCAGCCACCAAAGCACCAACCGCTGCGATTATCAAGGTGATCGGACCACCAATTGCCGAAAATGCAGCACCCAGGGCAGTACCAATACTACCCGCTGCTGTTACGGCTTTAGCGATAACGGCGACAAAACCACCCACCTTGACCGCAGCAAATGCAGCGCCAATCGCAGCCACGCCAGAAGCAATATAACTGGCGTTATCAATCAACCATGTAAACCCGTCTACAATAGCTTGGGTGTCCAATTCCTTTAGCTTTTCTGTCAATTCCTGTATGTATGGGGTTAACTTCTGGCCGATTTCTATAGCGACATCAGTAAGTGTTTGCTTAAGGATTTGCAACTTGCTCTCGGTGGTGGAATATCGCTGTTCCGCTTCATTCGCCAGGGCGATATTTTCTTCCCATGCGCTTGTCCCTAAGGCAATAGATTTGGAGAACAAGTCTCCCGCGCCGGCCGCTCTTAACAAAGCGTCCCGCATCCGCACTTCTGATATGCCCATATCGTCAAGCATTTTAATGGTAGATGTGCCCTGTTCTTCTGCCTTGCCTAAACCACGAATAAACGCAAGCAAGGCTCCGGCAGCATCTTTCTTGAACTTCTCTGCGAACTCGTCAGCCGACATTCCAGCTACGGCCGCAAAGTCATTTAGTTTTTTACCTCCGGTTTCTACGGCCAGTTGCATATTGACCATAACTTTGGAAAATGCGCTGCCGCCTGCTTCGGCTTCGATTCCTACGCTGGACAGTGCGCCGGAAAGGGATAAGATCTCCGCTTCAGTCATGCCAACCTGTTTGCCCGCACCGGCCAGCCGCATGCCCATGCTTACTATGTCCGCTTCGGTGGTGGCTAGGTTGTTGCCCAAAGCCACAATGGTGGACCCTAGCCGACTAAAATCCCTTTGTGACATTTTGGTGATGTTGGCGAATTTAGCAAGGCTTGCAGCGCCTTCTTCTCCGGAAAGGTTGGTCGCTACTCCCAGATCGGCGATAGTGCGGGTAAAGTCTAGGATGCTCTCCTTTTCGATACCAAGCTGTCCTGCGCTTTCCGCAAGCGCCGCAATTTCAGTTGCCGCAACGGGGATTTGCTTTGCCATGTTGCGAATGCCTTTAGACAGAGCTGCGTATTCTTCTTCGGTCGCTTCTACCGTCTTTCTGACTCCGGCAAAGGCACTTTCATATTCGATCGCCGTTTTGGCGGACCCAACCATTGCGCCAGCTATAGCCGTACCGGCTGCAATAGCCGCCTTTTTTACTACGTCAAAAGCGCCTTTCAACTTTTCCTGCGCCCTTTGAAACTCCTCTGTGTTTCTGGCTGCCTCTATTTGATGTTTGGAGTAATTTTGGATAGCTTGGCTGTTTTCCTTATACTCCCGTTCGTTTTCGTTAAGAGCGGCTGTCACTTGATTGAGTTGCGTTTCTAGCCGAGCTACTGTATTTGCGTGGTTCCGGTATTCCCTCTCAGCCCTCGCAGTCTCTTTCGAGTTTTCGCCGTATTCGTTAGATGCGGCTTCTACGGCCCGCCCCAGCTCATTCAGCACTTCCTTTTGCCTTTTGATATGATCGTTTAGGACGGTTATGCTGTTGCGCTGACTATCCATTGCCTTTTCCAAGGCTTTATTTTTAGCTTGGTAAGATTCAAGCGATTTTTCATTTTTCCCAAACTGAGAGGCTACTGCCTGCATTTCGGAACCTAGTTTTCGCATTTCGGTGTTGATGGCTTTTATAGCTTCCCGAAATTGTTTTTCGCCATCAATTCCTATGCGGGGTCCGATGGAATACGACACTTTATCACCCTTTCTATTTTAGGTTGCGCATCCAAAAAAAGAATGGTATAATTTTCCTAATAAACTACAGGAGGGCATGACATGAAAACTGCAAGGTTGGTTATTGGTATCATTTCCATTGTTTTGTTCGTCATTGTTTCTCTTCAATCGTGTGCCGCTGGTGTGAGCAACGCACTACTGGAAACGGGTGAGTCAAGCGGATCGGCTGGCCTCTTCTTGGCGATTTGCATGCTGATTGCGGGTATAATCGGAATAGCCGCACGTTCATCTAAAGGGGGAACCATTACAGCAGGTTGCTTCTTTTTGGCCGGCGGATTGATCGGCATTGCAAATGTGGGAAGCTATGGGGATTTGCAAATATGGTCGGTGCTTTCCTTTATTTTCGCTGCGGTGTTTTTGGTTGGAGCGCTTAGGCAGAAAAAGCCTGAACCTATAGAGCCGTCCACCGAAAATTAATTCCACACCGGTATCATTTCCTCGTCATCCACCGGCCGCTTCTCCGTTGCCCCGTGTATAATCTGATAGCAAGCTATCATGTCCAGAAGCTCCCCAAAGGGCATACACAACACTTCGGGGCGCGGAATATTCAAATATCTACCCCAAAAGTCAAACCACGCAGGGCTTACTTGCTCTGCGTGGTTTCTGCGTTTTTTCCTTCTTCCACCTCAACAGTTCTTTCTGCCCCGGCTGTCATAGCTGCAAAAAGGCACTCTTGCATATCAATAATGTCGTAAACCCCAAGCACACTCTCAAGCTGTTCAGCGGTCAAAACCTCTCGGTCAACACCTTCCATGATTCTGTACCAGTTTGCGCCTTGTTTCATTAACAAAGCGAGCAGCCATACAATCTCACACATTGCGCCTGCGGAGTCCTTCTCCTGGATGGCATCAGCAAGATTTTCAATACTGCCGTACCGCTCAGCTACCTCTTTCGCCGCGCTGACCGAGAAGTTAAGCGGGTACTGTTTACCCGCTATTTCAACCTCTACAATGCGCTTCATACTTCTCCGCCCCCGTTGATGTTGAGCAGAGTCTCTATGTAGGCCCTTGCATCTGCTTCGGTGTCAAAGGTCGCCTCACGTTTCCACGCGTGCTTGGCGCTGTCATCCCGCATGATAGTAGCTTCCAACTCCGGGGTTTGCCATTCGATAGTTTCGCCCCGTGTGCTTGCGGCATCCTCTGGGATGTTGAACTTAATTTTAGTGAAAACAACAGCACGATGCTTATAAGCCCCACCGCGCTTCTTTAGGATGATAATGCCAAAGCCCAAGTCAGGCGGGTTCATATCATCGTCAAACACTAATTCACTTACACTATCCTCACCTACCGTGACTGTAGATGCGGTTATACCCATAATGGCAGCACTGGCCTCTTGTGTCAGGTCATCGGTGGTGATAGTGAGCGTTCCACTCCCAAAAGAGCGATCACTTTCCGCAATGGCGTTGTCAGCGTAAAGGTTGTTGTCACTGCTGCTTTCGATCGATGCCGAAAACTCCACAGCCTTTGCCAAAATACCACCGTCAGTGTAGGTGATAACGCCATCGTTATTGTTATAAAGTGCATAATAAGGTCTACTTACACCTATCGTTGCCATTTTCTCAACCTCACTTCATCAGTTTTTTAATTTCAGACTCTACAACTCGGCCCATTTCCTCTTGGGCTTTTTTCTTGGCTGCATTCACGGCTGGACGCACAAACGGCCGCTTTTGTCGGACAGATGACCCGCTCTCGATAGACCGAGCTAGTAACTGGTTCGGCAGGCCTTTAGGATACTTTTTAGTAGGGATGCTGCCATATCCGTCAAAGCCTACTTTGGCATTTGTGTTGCCGTTACGGTCGACCGAAATAGGAGTTATACCCAAACTATCAAGCAAATCTTTCTTTTGCTGCTCCGGGACACCAGAAAACTTGTCTCCGCCTCGAAGATACCGGCTTTTCTCCGCAGGGAGCGCAGATATATTCTTCCGTATTTCGTCTGCGACAACCTTTGTTCCAGCATAGACCGCCTTTTTGGTTACCTCCGGCGCTTTCTCTCCAAGTTTGTCAAGCATCTTAACATACTCGTCCAAGCCTATAATTTGAATTTTAGCCAACCGCATCACCGGCCATTTCCCACACCCACTCATAGTGGATATACCGCGTATCATCCTCATACTGGACGCTGTTCAACCGCCACGATACCCCTACATCATTCAACGCCTTTTGGATGCGCATGAAA